TAAAAAACTTAATAAAATAATTTAAATTAACAAAAAACCTTAATTTTACACTATGGCAGCGAAAACAACAGATGCTTTTTACTTTGCAAAGGCTTTACTTTATGCTAAATTGAGTAGGGATTACTTTGATTTCATAATTGCAGAAACCGGAGCAACTTACGGAGCTAAACAAACTTTAAAAGGTTATACCGGCAGATTGGATTGGATCAATAGAGATTTGCTTATGAAAATAACTCATGAAGATTTTAGGAAAATGTATGAGATTGATTTAGCAAATGCCGGAGCTATTGATAGTATGGCTAATAACTATGTAATTCTAAACGAAGAGAACAGAGCAAAACTTGAGGAATATTCCGAACAACTAATAAAAGAACAAAAAAATGATAGTACAATCAATTGATTTAAACAAAATCCCACAAGAGTGCATCACTGAAAAAGATGGCAAAAGATGGGTTAACATTGTAGTAGATACAAGAAAAGAAGCTGACCAATATGGCAATACTCATGTAGTATATATGAGCCAAAGCAAAGAAGATAGAGCAGCAAAGAAAGCTAAAAACTATGTTGGTAATGGTAAAGAGTTCAAATTTGAAAACAAAACAGATTTGCCATTCTAATGACTAAAGAGCAACAATTACAATTTGCAAGAGATATATTCAAGGATATATTAGACCTTTTGGAAAGCAAAGGCGATGACTATGCAAATGAAGATAGATTAAGCAATTTCAAAGAAACTGGGATGTTATGTGGTACTACTGCATTCCAGGTTTGTCTTAATCAAATAGGAATTAAAATATCAAGAATTGTCAATTTAATTGGCAAAGAGGCAAGAAACGAGAGTATGAAAGATAGCTTACAAGACCTTATAACATATTCTTTAATTTTGTCAATGATCCACGAAGATGAGGCAGCAGATAATAACTGACCTTTATAATTCAAGAGAATTAAAAGACGTAATCTCTAAAATGCAGCCGGAGCATTTACGAGATGAATTGCTATCCGAAGTAATGTTAGTAGTATGTAATCTTCCAGAAGAGAGATTATTCCAAATGAATAATGATGGGTATCTCAAATTCTATGTTATACGCACCATTTTAAACATGATTAAGTCCAATGATAGTACATTCCACAATAAATTTAGGAGAGTTTATGAGGAAGTACCTAATATAGTAGAAACTCCAAGTGATTTTGAGATAATGGAGGCAAAGTTTGAAAAGGTGGAGGAATTTCATGATAAACTACCATTCTACGAGAACAACCTACTTAAATACTATTTAAAATATAATTGCAAGGCTAAGAAGTTAAGCAACGATACTGGCATACCGGTGCGTAGTATTTATGAAACTATCTCTAAAATCAAAAGAAAAGCTAAAATGAGTGACTTATTTAACGAGAAAATCAAATTTACTATTGAGTGCGAAATAGACGTACCTAAAGAATGGGACATTGACCAAATACTTGATGAGTTGGATAAGGTATTCAAAAAAGTACAAGAAAATAAAGAAAATAAATTTACTCCTATATGCTACAAAATATCATAGCAACTTTGATTGTAATGGTAGTATGGTTTGAAATCTACCAAGTCCCAAGCTGGAATAAGTATTTAAAAAAGAAGCCATTTGGTTGCGAGTACTGCTTACCAGTATATGCTTATTTAATAATTTCACTTTTGCCTATTTATATTAAAGAGATTATTATAGGTGCATTCCTTTCGGTAATCTTATTTCAATTAATCATTAAATTTATAAGAAAATGACACAAGAAGAATTAGATTTTTTATTTGTTGACCAATTAGACAACTCAATCAGCATTCAGTATGAAGTATTGAGAAACCTAACTCAACCAGTATTTGAGCAGTATAAAGCAATCCACAATAAGTATATCTATGAAAGCAATGATAGAAATAATTGTGGAAGCTGCGTTTTTGAACTTGTAAACCGAGTATATAAATATGCCAATAAATATAAAGAAAGCCTTAAAGTCTCTCAACAACCGAGTGAAGCACCTAATCAAGACAGTACGAATGGTAAGAAATCTAAAAAGAAAGTAGATAATAATATATAAAATGACTAAAACAGAGGGTAAACTCTTTAAATAAACAAAAATGATAAAACTAACTACGATCAAATCAAATCCGAACAATCCACGAGTAATCCGTGATGAAAAATTTAAAAAACTTGTTAAAAGCATTGAGGAATTCCCTAAAATGATGGCTCTGCGACCAATGGTTGTAAATGAGGATATGGTTGTTTTGGGTGGTAATATGCGTTTAAAGGCTTTAAAAGAGTTAGGCTATAAAGAAGTACCTAACGATTGGGTAAAGTCAGCTAAAGACCTTACAGATGATGAAATAAGAAGATTTATTATTGCAGATAATGTAGGTTTCGGAGAGCATGACTGGGAAATGTTAGCTAACGAGTGGAATGTAGAGGAATTAACTGATTGGGGTTTAGACATACCTAATTTTAACGCTGCAGATATTGATTATTCTATATTAGATGATGAAAATATTGATAGTCATCTCGACGATATGGCTGACGGAGTTAAAAAGGCAATTCAAATAGAATTTGAAGCTGAACATTATGAAGAAGCATCGGAATTGGTTAAATTCTGGAGAGAGCAAAAATTATATATAGGTGGTTTTTTAATGGAAAAATTAAAAGATGAAAAAGCAAAACTATGATTTGTTTTATACCTTCAAAATCCAGGCCGGCTACAAAAACATATAAGCTATTTGAGGATGTCGGCATAAAAGTATATCATTTTATAGAGCCACAAGAAATTGAAAGCTATAATGTACCTAATAAAATTAGTATAGAAAAAAATGACCAGGGAATTGGATATGTAAGGAATTATATGTTGAATTTTGCAAGGGTTAATAATATGGATTGGGTTATTATTTGTGATGATGATGTAGACCATTTTGGAGTTTATAGGAATGCAAATATTAAAAAAGATGCAAGTATTTGGATAGATATATTCAATAAGGTAAAAAACTTACCATTTGAAATTTATGGAATTAATTATAGGCAGTTGGCTTGGACTGAGAAAAAAGAATATTCTATAAACTCAAAGTTTGTTGAAGTATGTATTTTATTGAATGTTAAAAACATTAAATGGAACTATAGGCCAGAATTTAATTTAAAAGAAGATAGGGATTTTGCCTTGCAAACTATAAAATATGGGAATGGTATAGTTAGGTTTAATAAATTTTTCTATAATTGTCCAGACGTAGGAACAAATGCCGGTGGTTTGCATAATGAATATAAAAATAAAAAAGATGAATTAAGTGCTAAAAAAATGATATCCGAATGGCATCCATTTATTACAATGCAAAATAAAAATGGTAGATTAGATATAAAAACAGATATAAAAGGTTTATCTTCATTCTATAAAAAAACTATTAAATAATGAAAAGAGTAGATTTAATTTTACAACAACACAATGTTAAAGTAGGTGATGTTTGTGGGCATATTGAGCCAAATATTATAGAAGATAGTATTTTTTATGAAAATGATATCCCTATTGGTTTTTATATCAAAGATATTTCTAAATATTCAGAAAAGGCTGCTAAATTAGCAAACCTTGCAGATAACGAATTAAGAAGCAAAAATGTTCCTAAAAGTGAAATGAAAAGGTCAAGTGGCTTTGGAACTGGTAATTCAAGTAAAGAAGTTTTACAATATTCTACAATTTTAGGTGGTGTGCCCCCAAAACCACATATGCGTAGACCATATCCAACAATTAGTAGTGTTCATCAAGTAAAATCAGCTCAAACATTTATAAAAGCTATGTATTTGTTAGCTTTAGAAAGTGAACAAATAATAAAACAAATAACTCCAAATATATATAATATACAAAAAGATATATTTGATAAAACTGTAAGCAAAAAATGGAAGTTTGGTAATTTATTTACAAGTTCTATTTCAAATTATAATATACCGGCAGCATTCCATAGGGATAATGGCAATATTGAGGGTTGTGTTAATGTAATTATAGCTAAAAAGAAAAATGCAACCGGTGGCAATACTACAGTTCCAGATTATGGAGCTACAATGGATAGTTGCGATAATTCAATGTTGGTTTATCCGGCTTGGAAAAATGTACATGGTGTAACTCCAATAGTACCTACTTTTGATGGTGGATATAGAAATTCACTTGTATTTTATCCTCTTAAAGCGTTTAAAGGTTTAGAATAATGTGTAAAGGCACTTGCAAAATATGTACAATGAAGAAACATGTTAAATTATATCTTGATTTTTTTGAATACACAACTGCAGATTTTATTCCTTGTGAGGTTTGTGGCACTAAAGCAGTAGATATTCACCATATTGATTGTAGGGGTATGGGTGGCACGAAAAAAGAAGATACAATAGAGAACTTACAAGCATTATGCCGTATCTGTCACCTAAAATTTGGCGATAAGAAACAATGGAAAGAGTTTTTAAAAGAAACACATAAAAAAGTAATAGAATATCATAAATAACTATGGAACAATCACCAGTAGAATTCTTACAGTCATTCATGGAGCAAAATAGATACTTCATAGGCAATGATTTACTAATAGCATTCATAAAAGCTCAACAAATACACGAGCACCAAGTTAAAACTGCATACATTGAGAGTAATAGCTACCAATCTGCAGAGCAATACTTTAACGAAAAGTTTAATAGATGAAATATCAAATAGTATTTAGCATAGTAGGTTTAAAAGCCTTAATATTACTTATATTTGTAATCTGTGATAAACTACAAAAATTAAGAAACAAATAAGAGAAATGGCTAACGAACAGAATTTAAGACCAGCTAAAAAAGGAGAGGTAAGAAATCCTAATGGCAGACCAAGAAAGTTTGTATCAGCTTTAAAAGAGCAAGGGTACAAAATGAGTGAGGTAAACGATGCTATCCAAGTACTTATGTCTATGACTCTTGAAGAATTAGCAGATACCTTTAAAAACCCAAATGCAACGATATTAGAAAAGACAGTAGCAAATGCTTTAAAGAAATCGCTTGAGAAAGGCAGCTTATATTCTTTAGATACTTTAATGAGTAGGGTATATGGCAAACCAAAAGAAACTGTAAGCCAAGAGGTTACAATTAATACTGTGAATGTTAAGGTAGTAGAAAGTGCAATACCTTTAGCAAGTAGCGAGAACGAAATTAAATA